TCGCGCACCGCATACACGCGATCACGCACAGACGGTGGCACCTTAACCGGGCCAATAAACGGCAAGTTGGTTTCAACGGCAGGCTGCTCAAAGCGCACAATTGGCTCATTGGGCCTGCGAATATCGTAGATGCCGTCCTTGGTTTCCTTGATGAATTTCAGTTGATATTCGCCAAGCTCACGCAAAGCTTTGCCAGCCTCGGGGTCGATTGCCGTTATGCGCTGGATGTCTTCGGCTGTAATTATTCGACCGGGCGCATTGGCCCCGGTTTTACCGCCCAATTCGGACCCCACGCCCTGGCCAGCACCATGCACAATGCGGCCCGATGCATCCAAAGCCAATTGCTTGTTGCGCAGCAATGCGCTTTTTTGGATCAACTCTTCAAGCTTCAACTCATTTTCTTGTTTGAGCTTTTGATCGGCAGTTTGTTGCTCCAGCATGCCCCCGGCCACATTGCCAATGGACTCGTAAAACGAACCCGTTTTGGTGGGCTTGCCAGCCTCTGCGGCCATGCGCATCAGCATGGGGTCAAACGCTGGCTTGTTGCGATTCTCCAAAGAATCGCGCATGCGTTGAATTGACGCATCCAGCATGGCGCGGTTCTTCTTTGCCTCTTCCATCGACACCTGGATGGGATCGGGCGCTTGTTCGACCGGCGCAGCCGGTGCCGCCTGTTGCTCAGGTTGGCCAGCGTTAAGCATTTCAAGTGCCATGTTTTACCTCAAGCAATCTCAATGATTTCACCATCAGGCGAGACAAGGTTACCCTCTTCGTCCAGGGTGTATCCCTCGGGCAATGAGTAATCGTCTTCATAGCCCGAAGGTGTGTGATCCATGCCGCCAACATCAGTCAAATGATCGTTTGCGTACTGGTCGGGGCCAAAATCAACGCTGCCTTGGTCATCGTCCATATAACCGCCATCGGCCATGTGGACCTCGCCACCATCTTTTTTGCCCGCCAAATTTACGGTGGGAGTGGTTGCTGCCGTTGGAACAGTGGCCTTTGCAATTGACTCGCCAGTGGCTTTGGGGTCAGTCATTGCGGCCAAATAAGCGGCCAGCGACTGTACATTGGCCAAAGGCGAGTTTGCAAATTGACCCTGCTGGCCGGGGTTGATGGTGTTTGTGATCTGGCCCGTAGGAACCGCTCCGGAGGGCAGCAAGGTCGCAAATTTTGCGGCTTGTGCCATGGGGTAGTCCAACTCGGTTTGGGCCTGCGTTTGCTGGGTTTTGCCAATGTTGCCAAGCGTGGTCAATGCGCCGGTGCCCAATGCACTTTGCTGAGCGCCAAGGTTGCCCAAGCTTGAGCCGGTGGATGCGGCCCTTGTTAAATCATTTTGAGCGTTGGTAATAGCCTGTTGATAACCTGTGCCCAACTGAGCCATTTGCTTGCCAAACAGGTCTGTGGATATGTCGCGCAGGGTTTGGCCCTTCATGTTTTGAGCGCGGCTGGAGCCATAGTTACCTGTGCCGATTGCTGCGGCATCAAGGCTGGGCAGCACGTTTTCCTGGACATTTCGCTGGGTCAGGCGGCCCAATTCATCGGTCATGTAATCCTGATATGGATTCATGTACGCCTGGGCCAACTCGGGCGCACCCGTTTGACCGGCTTGGGTCAGCAGGTTTTGGCCGGTACCCATGCTGGATGAACCAGCAAAGGCCATTTGTGGGGCCATATTTATGGCCTGCTGCTGTAGGGGGCTTAACCCGGCAACGCCGCCTTGTTGGACCGCATTTCGGCCCAGGTTGGCAATGTCTTGCAGATAGTTGCTGTAAAAGTCGGGGACGGTTGTTTGGCTTTGCGCCGTGGTAATCGTCGGTTGCAGCAAGCCGCCTTGGGTGATGTCAGCCATGTCAAGCTCCTTTCAGATATTCAAGGGGCGATTTTGTTTTGGGGGGTATCTTGCCCAATGGCGCAGATCGCTTGTGCGCCCGCACCTCTTTGCGGAAGTTGTCCAAAACCTTGGCCCCGGCCTTGTTGGACCCGTTGCCAAGCATCGACACAAGCTCGGCATCAATCACATATTCGCCGTCTGCAAGCATAGCAGGGATGTCATCGCTTTGTCCATCGCCAGCGCCTTGGACATACGCCCCTTGGCGGTAATCGTGCCGACCCTGGATCATGGGCGGGGGCGAGGGTTGATGTATGCTGGCAAGACCGCCCCCACGCTTGGGAATCCCAAGCATTTCATGGGGGTCAATGTGGGTGCCGTAGGTGTAGTGAATTGAGCCGCCATGGGCCGCCGTGGCCGGTGCTTTTGCAGGGGCCGTGGTGTTTTCGGTTTGCGCGGTGTACCCAGGCACGCCCAAATTGGCGTAGATTTCGTTTTGTTGAGCAGGGGCAAGTTTTGTGGCCGCGCCCAGCGAAACTTTACGCGCAGCGCCCATGCCAAAGTCAGTGGTGCGGCCACCCTGGATGCCATAGTCGGCCACGTTGACACCCTTGTTGCCCTTGTCCTCGGCACCATTCAAAAGCTGGGCAAGCATGGTTGCGGTGATACCGCCCTGCACATATTCATTGCCTAAAATGTTGCGGATGCGGGCCAAAAATGAGTTTGCTTGCGGGTCAGGAGTGCCTGCGGGTGTGCCGGGCGTGGCAGGCGTGGCAGGCGTGCCCGTGGGCGAGGTCACCGGGGCCATCCCAGGGGTGTTTACGCTGCTACCACCGGTGCCGGTGTCATGATTGCGAGGGTCTTCGGCTGGGGTATAAACGCTTCTCGCATTCATTCTGGCTATTTGTTCCGCATCGGAAACATAACCAGGAGTAAGCGATGCCTGCGGCGGGGTTCCGGTCTCTTTTGCGGCCACGCGATTGATGGTTTCCTGAGTTACATTATTGCCTTCGTTGTCAATGACTTGAAGAATAAGACCCTCTGAGTCATAGGTTACCGAGCTTCCATCGTCGTATGGATAGGTGATTGATCCTGGTGGAAATTCTGATGAGGCGGGCACGCCGCCGCCAGCCATATGAGCGATGCCGCCTGTTGCCATATGCTTCCCCTTTTTCAATGTAAACAAGCCGCCCTTGGCTCCATATTCATCGCCGCCGCTATCCACAACGTCGTTGCTGGCGTAATCGGTTGAGCCAGTATCAGTATTGTCACCGGCATCAATCGTGTCTGATGTGGAGTCGCCAGCAAAATCAATGCCGTCACTATTCCAGTTATTTAATTGATCCGGCGAGGCATCAAGAATTGATGCAAACTCTTGCGTGGCATCCACCAATTGACCATTTGCAACTTTAAAAACCTGATCGGTTGTTTCGTCATAAAAGTAACCATCACCCAAAGCGGTGATTGATGGCTGTTGCAAAACCTCTTTTGCACCTTCATCAGTTGGAACGCCATCCTTGCCAATAGCGCCATCCTCAACCGACGCGCTACCTGGGCCGCCAGGGCCAAAAAAGCCCGGTGTACCAGTGTCTTTTGTGTTTAGATTTGGGGCAATTCCGCTTGCTGATGAACCACCTGTGCCGCCCGCCCCTTGATCGCCGGGGTTATAGGGTGCGCCGCCTTTATCTGGCAAACCCGTAATGTCGGGGCCACCTTCTGGTGTTGGGCCGCTTGTGTCGCCCATGGCGGTGCCATCCCCGCCCGCTGATGGAGTGGGTTTGACCAAGTCTTTTAACCAATCCACAGCGCTGTTGGCTGCTGTTTTTATGCCAGTCTGCACTTTATTGGTTGCCCAATTTGACGCCATTTCTTGGGGCGTATTTCCTGCGGGTTTTGCAATTCCAAAAGAATCAAAAATTGCTTTTACCCCGGCGGCAGTTGCCCCGGCAACAATTGCATTCTTCAACTGATTGGCCAACTTATCTACGTCAGATGACCCCGATGGCGCGGCCCCAGGGGTGCCGGGGGTGCCCGGAGTACCTGGAGCGCCCGAGCCTGCTGGTGCCCCACCTGGACCCGTTGCTGGCCCACTCATGGACCCGCCCGGTTGCATGCTGCCGGGAACAAGAGCACTGGTGTAATTCGCCGGGTCTTCTTTGCCATAATCCAACGCGGCCGATTTTTTTAAATAATTGGTCAATGCAGCGCCGCCAGCGCCAATAGCAAATGCCAACTCGTTTGAAATGACGGGTTTTGAATTGGATGGCGCGGCAGAAAACCCAGGGATTGAGGTGCGGATGTCCCGCTTGATGGTTGGTGCCGTGGTTATTGGCGCTGCGCTTGCGACAACAGGGGGCGCAACATCTGGCTGGACATAATCCTCTGGCGCGGCAAATTTGCTCGTAATAACGCCAGTATTTTTGGCGATCATTTTGGTTTTTGGTGTGAAAGCCATATGTCCACCTTAAATCAGGTTAAATTCAAAATTTTGTTTAGTACGGCCTGATTGTAGGCCGCTTGCTGTTCTGCCGTCATCTTTGGCGTGACTGGCGTACCCGTTGCGGGAGCAGACTTGTTGCGCAAAATTGCCGCCAGATTGGCTGCGGCATTTGAGCTTGGCGTTAACCCAAAAATGGCAGGCACGGCTGGCTTGACCGGCACAACTGGCGCAGGTGGCGCAACTGGCTTTGGCGGGGTAGTTGGCACCACGATTGGTGTTGATGCCGGGGGCACCACGAATGGTGGCGTGACCGGAGCGGGTGGCACATACGGCGGCGCAACTGGCGCAGGCGGCACATACGGGGGCGTTACCGGCGGCACATATGGGGGTGCCACTGGCTCTGGTGGCACATATGGCGGCGGTGTGGGGGCAACATATGGCGGTGCCACGGGCGGCGTGTATGGCGGTGCCACAGGTGGCGCGACCACTGGGGGTGTGTACGGCGGCGTTACCGGGGCGGGCGGTGCCACGGGTGGGGTGAATGTGGGCACAACCGGCGGGGTGATGACCGGCACCACGGGCGCTGGCGAGACCACGGGTGGCATGGTTGGCGGTATGGGTGCGGGAGGGATCACCGGCGGGGCAACCACGGGCGCGACCGGCGGAGCAACGGGAGGCGGTGACACCACGGGAGGCGCGGGAGGCGTGACTGGTGCCACTGGTGGCGCAATCGGAACCACGGGAGGGGCCACCGGAGCCACTGGCGGGGCCACAGGCACCGGGGCAGGGGTAGGTGCCGGGGCGGGTGGCGGGGCCGCCTTGTAGGCTTGATATGCCGCGTTGTCGGCAATCCCCAGCTTTTGGGCGGCGCGGTAATCGGCCGCATTGGCAAACCCACCAGCAAGACCTGCGCCCATTTCGTTCAATGTGCTGAATCCGGCGGCTTGCATTTGTTTTACCTGCTGCATCAACTCTTGCTTTTTTTGATCAGCCAAAACTTTATCTTGATAGGCTTGATATTGGGCAAGGGTGCTGAACCCTAAAGCTTTGGCTTTGGCCTGCGTGCTGGCATCCGGGAAACCGGCTTGCACAGCGTAGTATTCGGCCCCAGGCTGACCTTTGCCAGCCAGCCAATCGGCGGTGTTGGTATACCCGGCCGCAGTGGCTTTTTGGGTGTTGTAAAAGTCGGTGGCTGATTGTGTGCCAGCGGCCTTGGCATCTGCTGCGTTGGCAAATCCATTGAGGGTGGCTTTGTAATCTGCCGCCGTCAAGCCATTGGCTTTTGCTTGTTGCTCTGCATTGTCAAAACCGGCCATTTTTGCTTTTATGTCAGCGTGAAAGGCTTCTGCGCTTTGACCTTTGGCGGCCACTTCTTCTGCGTAATTTGAATATCCCTTTTGTTGAGAATAAAAGTCTTTGGCGGTTTTGGCCCCAGTGCCAAGGGCTTTTTGCATGTCATCGTAATTGGTGTATCCGGCAGCCTGGGCGGCCTTCAAATTGTTCCAATCAGCGGCGGGCATGGTCCCGGCTTTTATTTGGTCAGCATAGTCGGCATAGCCCAATTGCTTGGCGCGATAGTCGGCGGGAGACATTCCCTTGGCGGCGGCTTGCTCGGCTGCATCCTTGTACCCCAATCCCTGGGCTGTCTGGTCAGCATAAAAATCGTTAGCTTTTTGGTTTTTGATTGCCGCCAATGACTGATCACTGGCTGACTTGAAACCCGCCTTACTGGCGTAAAAATCTGGCGCGGCCACGCCGTTTGCGGCGCGAAAGTCTGCAAGGGATTTGTAACCACCGGCATCGGCGGCTTGCTGATCATAAAAATCTTTTGCTGACTTGCCTGCGGCGGCAGTTTGGTCGGCGGCATTTTTGTATCCGGCGGCCACGGCTTTTTGCAAAGCTTGACTGTCTTGCAATTCCTGGTAATTTTTGAACCCTGCCGCAGTGGCAATTTGATGGTTTTTGTACTCTGTTGGGTTCATCTTCAAAGCGTCAGCAGCAGCTTTATCTGCGGCATTATTAAACCCGGCTGCTTTTGCGGCTTTCTCAGCGTAATAAACATCGCTACTCTGTCCGGCGGCCTTGGCCGCGTTGTAGTCAGCAATGTTGGTGAATTTTGCATCTGTTGCTGTTTTTTGGTCGTAATAATCTTTGGCACTTGCGGCGTGAGCAGCGTTTCCAGCGATCATGTCTGCAACGCTTTTATACCCAGCAGCCGTAGCCTTTTTTTCATCATAAAAATCTTTGGCTGGCTTAGCCCCGGCGGCCTTGTAATCTGCCACATTGTCAAAACCATTTTGCTTGGCGTAAAAAATGTCGGGGTCTTTGACACCCGCTTTTGCGGCTGCGGCGTAATCCTCGGGGGTTTTGAATTTAAGGGCCTTGGCCATAAAAGCATCTTTGCTCATGCCATTTGCCGCTTTTAATTCTGTGGCATTTGCCCAACCCAGGTCACGGGCCGGTTGATTGGCCTTGAATGTTGCAGCGTCTTCTTTAAACGTGGCGGCCTTTGCCTGATCTGCCAATGAATCGAAACCAAGGCTTTTGGCGGCCCACAGCTTGGGGTCGTATACCTTGGCATCTATTGCTTTTTTTAGGTCAGCGGCATCTTTAAATCCAGCTTGCTTGGCATAGAAATCTGGCGCGGCCATTCCTTTTGCATCGGTTTGATCTTTCGCTGATTTGAATCCAGCCACTGATGCGCGATATTCAAGCGCAGGCTTGCCGTTGGCAGCTTTTTGCTCAGCCGCATCCTTGTACCCCGCAGCCACTGCCGCCTTATTTGCATAATAGGTTTCGGCGGGTGTAGCGCCAGCAGCAGCCTTGTCTGCGGCATTTTTGAATCCGGCTGCCGTTGCCGCCTGCTGATCTTTCCATGACTGCGGCGCTGTAAATCCAGCAGCCTTGGCTGCGGCTTGATCTGCGGCATCTTTGAAGCCAGCTTTGAAAGCGTAAAAATCTGGCGCTGTTTTGGTGCCTGCCGCTTTGTAGTCATCGGCATTTAGAAAGTTTGCTTTTATGGCGGCGCGTTGAGGTATCCATGCTGCCGATGTTGTGAATCCTTTTGAGGTGGCAAGAGCTTGATCTGCGGCATCAATAAAACCAGCTTTTCCTGCATAGTAATCTTTTGAGGCAACGCCCTTTGCATCGGTCATGTCGGCGTATGTTTTAAACCCAAGGTCAGTTGCCGTTTTATTTTGCGTTGCTTTTTCTGTTGCTATGCTTTGTTTGGCATCAGCAATAATTTTTGCGGCTGCCGGTGAGGCAACTATTTCTTTTAGGGCTTTGTCTGAATATGAACCAACATATTTACCAATTTGTTCGCTGGTTGCCTTAAGGGTATCTTGAGCCAACTTCACGTCGCCATAAGCTTTATTCACGGCCTCCAATTGAGTTTGGTACGCTTTTACTTCCGAATTGAATTGCTCTCTTGGCGCGGCAACACTTGCTTTCAATTGTTTTGCGGCATCGATTTGAGCGGCCATGGCTGAACCTTGCGCCACAAGCTCAGCAGAGGTCACAAACTTTTGACCGTTTTTTGCATACGCCGCAGTTGCCCCGGCGGGGCCGCCTAGCCTTGCTTCTTCTAATTTTGCTTTGGCAATCAACCCAGTTGACCCAGTCAACCCAGTCAATTCCATTTGCTTGTTTTTAATTGTTTCATCTGCTTTGGCAATAGCGGGCGCAGCCGCCGCCTCGGCTTTATCAATTGCCGCTTTTGAAGAAACTGGGTCTTTTAAATATTTGCTTTGCGCCACCACTGCTGCCGCCTGTGCTTTTGCGGCTTGAGCATTTGCTGCGGCCAACCTTAAAATGTCTTTTTGTTGAACGGCTTTACCGGTTTCAGCGGAAACTCCAGATGCAATCATTGACGCAGTTGCCGCTTTACCAACTGCGTCAGCAATGTTTTTGCCAGCATAAATTGCCCCCATGGCGGCTTTGGCCGAGTCCAGGATGGCTTTGCCGCCGATGGTGTTGGGGTCAACGCCAGAATCTTTGATGAACTGCGTCACTTGGCTTGTAAGTGCGGCCTCTGCACCTTTGGCAAGCGCCTTTTCCAAACTGCTGCCGGACAACAATGCGGTTGCTGTGCCCACTGCGCCAGATGCCAGCATATTGCTTACAGCAACACCTGCCGCATCACCGATTGCAGATTGAACCGCCCCGCTAATACCGCTGCTGGCCATCCCGGTCACATAGCTTAGCAATGCGCCCTTGGCGGCATCCTCGGGGCTTTTGCCTTGCGCCATGCCGACAATAAATTGAGAAACGGATGGCGGCACTCCCATGGCTCCCAGGGCCACGGTGGCAATCAGCGGCAATGGGTCTTTGAGTAGGTTCTCAACCGTTTTGCCAGCGGCATTTGCTATGTCGCTAACGGCATTGGTAACTTGGTTCCAAAATGCATTTTTTGATGGGTCTACAAGGTCGGCGGCATCTTGCGCGGCCTTTTGCAATGCTTGCTGAGCCTCGTTCCAAATACACTCAAATTCCCACGGCTTGCAACTCATCGTTTACCGCCCGCAGAATAATCTTGGTGAAAAGACATTACAGAAACAACGCACACAAAAACTTGTTTTCCATCTTGCCCAATTGGTCCGGGTTGCGCCATTGCCACAACGCCAGAACTTTCCAATTTTTTGACCGCTGTTACCACCATGCTGTCCTGGGTTTGCGTTGTCCAAATATCGTATTTAGCAACCAGCAATGCCCGCGAAAATTCATCTAAATTTTGAACCAATTTTGGCAATGGATCAGCATTGAAAATGGTTACCATGATTTGCTCTGGGCTTTGAATGTGATACCAAAAAATGGTTTCACCCGAGCGCATGAGAGCAAATTTACCCGACTTACAAGATAGCTTGATCTGGTTGATCAACTCTCTACCCTTGACCGGCAAATTTTGTTGGCTGGCCGACTGCATGATGATTTGCTCATCTGGCGTTCGGTTTTGCCATTTTTCAAGCAGGTTCATTTGTTACCCCCAGGGTTCACCGACATGATCACAGCTTGCGCCCAATCTTGCCAGTTGAGAAACCCATCGGTGTTGGGCACCGACTCATTGGTGAACACATCAATGGCTTTGAGGCCGTTGCCCCAGTCTTGCCATTTGGTCGATGCGTTGACCTGCTCCAAATTTTGGGCGGCATATTGTTCGCACATGAGGTCGGCCCACTCTTGAAAAGAGTAGATGCGAGGGTCGTAGGGGATGGCGGTGTTAGTAGCCACGCACGTCCCCGGTGTCTGCGCTCAAAAGCACACGACCCAATTGGTAATTGCCGCCAAGCGTGTTGCTGGTGAACCGCAGACGAAGCTCTCGGCGTTGCTCTTTCATGTCGATCTTGTGGGTGCCCGGCTCAAACACATATGGCGCAGACTCAACGTCGTCAGCCTGGGCATATGGCCTGCCGGTCACGATCACACTCATTTCGCCGGTTTGGATGAAATCTGGCTCGATTCGCTCAAGGCGCAGCCATTGGTTGTCGCCCACCATTTGGGGCTGGGCTGGACCGCCAGCGACCAAACCAAGGTCGTTGGTCTCAAACCAGCTTTCAACCGCCTCAATGACCGAGCCGTTGATCTTGTCCACACCGATCTCATGCTGCCACAAGTTGGTGTAGGTCATCAGGGTATCGACGCGCAAAAAGAACCCGCTTCCAACGGGCAAGGAGGCCGACAAAATGTCACCCACAGCGTACCCGGTGCCGCGCACCTGGATTGACACCACAGTCACTTGACCGCCCGCCACCGTGATGTTGGCGGTTGCATGCGATCCAGCGCCGCCAGTTAGGGCCACATTGATGTAGGCTCCATTGGTGTATGCGGAGCCAGATGTTGTGATGCTCAACGTGTTGATGGCACCAGTCGCCACCGGCTCCCATTCGGCAGCCACCGGGTAGTGGTAAATCTGCGAGAAATACCCTGCACTGCGCATCACACCGTCAGCACCGCCAGCGTCGTACCAAACCTGTTCGCGGGTGTTGTAAATCACGGCATCATTGCATTCCAGGCTGTCGCCGGATGGGAAAAACCACCAAATCTCACCAAAGCGAGGCACCTTTTGCGCCCATACTTTTTGCCGCTGAGCGTAATTGAGGTTGTCAAAAAAGTAGTTTTGGTTGAAGTTGTTGGGCACCTCTTTGACGGTACCGCCATACATCAGGAACCGGTCAACGCCGCACCAATAATAAACGCCATCATATTCAATAACCGATTGGCTTGAAAGGATAGACGACTGGCTGGTGATGATGTCATAGCGCCAATAAAAGGAGCTTGAGGTTGTGCCCGTGGTCACCGTGGTTGGGGCATAGGACACGCGGATCAGCGAATCCAAGGACCAAAAAAGACCCGATGGAGCGTTTGAACCGCCCCGCACGGGTAAGCCCTTCACAATCTTGGTGGACGACACGTTGGTTTCATTGGCTGTGGCCGAAACCCAGTCATTGACGTTGTTGGGTCCGGTGTTTTTCAACAAGCCATTGTTGCCATACACAAACAAATATGGATGCAATACCACTGCGCCACCCGAAACGCTGATGCTGTTGTCAAACGTGAACGTGATGCCACTGCCGGTGCCCGTGGCCGCTGCCGAAATCACCACCGATGTGGTGGTTACCGATACCACCTTGGCCCCAGACGGGATATTGGTGCCCGTCACGGTCTGCCCAGCGCCCACCAGGGCGTTTGCGGCAGTCAAGGTGATGGTGGTGGAGCTGTTGGTGCTTCCGGTGGCCGTAAACACGCCACAGGCGCTCATTGTGGTGCCGTTGATGTCGCCATACAGCACGGGGGTGTTTATTGAGCTATCAATTGCCGTGAGGTTTTGACCGGGATGGGCAATCAAGTTGGCGTTGCCGGTGCCGTATGCATCATAAATGGCATCAAATTGCCAAAGATTGTTGGCGCTGCCGGTGAAGTTGGACAGCACAAAATCGGTGATGCCGGTGCCTGCGCCACTGTTAGAGATTGGCAGCACTTGCAGGCCGTAGGAATACCCGTTGTACACATTTGAGTAGGCATTGCGGGGGTCCACATAGATGCCCCGTGATGGCCCCGCCAAAAATTGCGTGAACAATCTATACCCGCCTATTTTGCGCGGTCGGCCACGCTGGAATCGCACCCACTTGCCTGCGGTGTAGAAATCCATGTCAAACACGGTGCCATCGCGCTGGATGCCCGGCTTGGTGTCAAGCGAAAAAACCTTTTCGGTCATCAGAAGCTGCCGCCGCTGATGCCAGCGGAAAAGTTGCCCGTGCCCGTGATGGATAGGCCACTGGCCGACAGATTGAAACGCAAGGTGCCCAAAATGGCAATACCAAACTGGCCGGTGCCGGGTCGGTAGATGCCGGTGTTCGTCTCATTGCTGAAATTGATGGCTGGGTTGGCCGCGCTGCCATCCACAATGCTGAAAGCGGTCGCGCCCGAAAGCAAAGTGTTGGCGTTGTAGAAGTTGGTGCCATCGCAAATAACGGTGGCCTGCCCGTTGCTGGGGATCACGGTGGTGGCCCCGCTGCCGGTGGTTACGGTCATGGTGTAGGTGCCAGCGGTGCATTGGTTGCTGATCACATAGAAGTTGACCACAGGCGGGAAAACAATGGTCACGTTGCTGGTCAGCGTGCCAATGAAGGTCATGATCGTGTTGGTGGCCTCGTTGCTGGACAAGGTCACGGTGCCACCGGTCACCGACTTTGTAAGCGCGGTGAAAGCAAATTGAGAGCTTTGACCAAAGCCGACGGTCACATACCCGGACCCCGTGCAGATCACAAAAGCCGAGTCGCCGGGGGCAAATGCCTTGTAATTGGCCCCGTCAATCAATTCCCCGCCTGCCGCATTGGGTGTGACGTTAAGGGTGCCGGTGCCGTTGTTTTTGATCAAAACAAACCAGTTTGACCCCAAAGCAGACCCTACCGGCAAGTTGGTGGTGCCTGCGCCACCGGTCCAAATGTACGCCTTGGCCCGGTCGGGCAAGCCCATGGTTTGGTTGACGGTCAGGGTATCGGTTGGGTGGCTCTGGTTGAGGGTGTTGCTGACGGCATAGAGGCCGTATCCGGCCAGCGCGGAGGCATCAGCGCCCGAGGTGCCCGTGCCAAAGGTAAATATGCCCCAAACCCCGGTGCTGGTGGAGTTGTCGGTCACATAGATGTACTTGGCCTCACCGGCGGCAATGGTGCCAATGGTCGTGCCGGTGTACGTTTTGACCGTAAAGGTGTTGGACCCTACGTTGCGGATCAGCGCATCCTGGCCAACCGACACCTGATTGGCCGGGGGCATGGACAACGACAGGCTGCTTGCCGATGCCGTAATCTGCATGATCCTGGCGGCCACTGTGGTGCTGGTATCCCCATTGATTGGCCACACCAAGGCGGTGTTGGTGGCAATGGTGTATGCCGCATAACTGACATCGGTGGGGTCAATGACATCACCGGTGAATGGATTGGTAAATGTTGTCATGTGTCTATCGCCACGGCTTGTCGGTCACCAACTCGGGTTGCGTCCTCTGTCTTGAGCGCCGCAATTGCGGCTTCGTACTGAGCCTTCCACATTGCCATCCGCGCATCGTTTTTCAGAAACGGCATGGCTTGCAATAGGGTGCCGTACAGCAGGGCTTGAGGCGCGTAGTTGGTAAACCAATTGGATTGATTGTCGGAATCAAGCGGTTGCAGCCGCTCGTAGTACAGCACCTCAAAGGCCGAAGTCGTTGAAGGCGTTGGGGCCACCAACCAATGATAAGCATCATAGTCAGTGTAAAACTTGGGCAAACCGGTTTGCGATTGATCCGGCCAATACTCGCGGATGTACTCGTATCGGCGCAAAAGCACAGGCTGACGGTCGTTGTCAGCATCTGTAATATTGAAAGAAACCGTCTTGCGCCACCGGGCGGGCTTTTGGATGACCGGGTTGTTTGCCGTCATGTTGGCCGTGACCACTTGCAAGTTGCCGATGAATTTAATCTCGGTGGCAATGGTTTGCTCGGCCAGCATGATGAAAAGGGGTATTTTTTCAATGGTGGCGGTATCTGTGCGCTCCAAATAGGATTGCACATTCTCGACCAAGCTGTCGTAGGTCATCACGCTTGCAGTGGTCATTCTTGGATACCTTTCCTGGCTTTGAACCTATTGTATGGCCCGGCGGGCAATTAAGCAAAGGCTCGAGTGCCCTCTTTGTCAATGATCAGCGCCATCTGGCGGGGTTGGCCAATCGGCTCATTGGGGATGGAAACATGGGTCCATCGGTCGAATTCGCGGATTACTTGGTCATGGCCCAAATTGGCCGCAATGATGGCTTTGACCACCTCGTCAGGGGTCATGCCGGGTACCCGAATGTCAGCAGCGCAGCCGCGACGATGCTGAGAACTGTCTTTGCTGCCCACAGCATCATTGACAGCTTTTGATCGGAAAGCCGAATTGACCATGATTGGCTTGCCGCCCACCACGGCTTTGACCTTCTCAAGGAATTCAGCCAATCTTTTGAGGTTTGCAAGCTCTGCTTCATTTGGCGTGTTATCTAGGGTGCGATGGTCTGTATGTGTTAACTCTTCAAGGGTGAAGTGGGGCGACAGGTTCATTTCATGCCTTTCACAAGTGCATCGGTCTTGTCTTTGCTTCCCTTGGATGACCCAAAAAAGAAGTTGAAGAACCCGGTCAACACCGTGCCGATCAACACGCCAATGATAGTGTCAACAATACGGGTATTGGCGTCTGGTATGGAGTAAAAGGACGCCATGGCAAAAAACGCCATGGCAAAAATTGACCAAATTGAGGTAAACAGATACAAGAAATTCTTGGCAAACCAGCTTTCTTGCTGGAGTGCCACCTCTTGCATGTGCCGGGCGCTGGCGCGGTCTTCGTTTTCCAACTGGAACTGCTTGAGGTCAATCTCGGCCAGCTTCATGGCGGCCTCTGGATCGGCCTGGATGGCGTTTGCTACGGCCTCAACGGTGTCAGATACGCCAAGCTTGTCGGCAATGGCTTTGACGGCCATGCCGCCCAGCGGGCCAGCAACCACGGTCGCCAAGCCTGGGGCTACGTTTTTTAAAAGTCCTGCGAGTAAATCCATTATTTTTTCCCGTATTTTTCACGTTCTTCAAGCAGCTTTACTTTTACTTGAAGTTCGCTGATGTCTTTGTAAATCTGCTCTTTCATCACCGCACGTCGATCGGCAGATATGGGGCTGTCTGTTGGTATGCCTTCTTTGGTAATCAAAGCGGGCATGGAGCCTTCAATTCGTGTCAGCCGAATAGAAAAATCTGACACTTGACCAAGCAGCCAACCCAGGCAAACCACAACAATGGGGATGACTGCTTTTAAAACGTCTGCCATGTTCATTTCTTTTCACCCTCCTTCTTTTGAGATTCTTCAACCTGCTTTCGAAGCTTTTCCACTTTTTCCATTTGCTGTCTAGCCTCTCGTTTCACCACCATGGTGTCCACGTACAACATTCCGACAAGTGGCAGCGCCAAAACGAACACCAGCGCAAACAGCACTAAAACAAAAAGGTATCCCAAAGACCCCGATGCTGAAGATTGATTATCATCATTAGGCATATCAGGTAACCTGCTACGAAAATCACCACCGCCGTTTCCAGCACCCTGTCCAGGATTAGATTTTTTAATCTTTGTCGCTGCCATACTTTCACTCGCTTTTGGTGCAACTCCCGTGCCGCTTGTTCTGATTTTTGATCCAGCAGCCTTTGATACTCTTCAACAATTTCGCGCCAGAGATCGGGCTGACCCATCTCCCAGCGCACCATTTTCTCTAAGTCAGCGTAAAACTGTTTGGTCTGCCGCAGATACATCACATTGTCTATGGCTTGTGTGGCAAGATCGTCTTTGACCCCCTTTTTCTGATTCTCTTCACGTTGGTACTTGGCCTTTTCGTGGCTTGCCTCAAGCTCTGCGTGACCCTTGAAAAACGATGATAAAGCGCCACCAACTTCGGTTGTGATTTTGGTTAAGTCGTTACCGGTCTTTTTTAAGTCCTGATAGACGGCCACACAACCTTTTATGCCCTCATATGCCCCCTTGCACAAGGCGAAGGCCGTGATCGGGTCGATTTCATATCCCCGTAAGCTTCTTCACAATATCGGCAGCAACGCCTGGGCCAAGCAACACAGCAAGAATGACCACATAAAGCAAATACTCTATTTTGGTCATGCGCTTGTCGCCATCTGCCAAACGGCTCTCTATGCGGCCATATCGCTCGGCGCAAATAGCTTCGTGAACGGCAAGGCGTTTGTCGGTTTCAGCATCCATCATTTGTCCACCACTTTCATTGTGTATACCCAGTCGCCGTCCACATATGGCTCACAAGGGACCAAGTGCTGAGTTGCGGCATCGAGCGGCAGCGCCATGTTGACTTGTTTGGCACCATGCTCTTGCATGAACTCGGAATTTGGGCCGCTTTCTGGAAAGCATGTGTTGGGAAAAAGCGTTTTGTAGTGACCTACCGCCGTGACTATGCCGTTTTGAATAATTGCAACTTCCATGAAAATCTCACTGGTTGGGGAAAGCTTGCTGCGGCACGGTAATGGTGGCACCAGAATACCTACCAACGCCAAGCGTTATGCGGAAATCATCAATATACCCAGGCATGTACAAAGTGCCGCCGTTTCTTGCGCCCATTGTGTAAGGGGTTGCGGCTGCTGGCAAAGCATACGACTGCGTGTCCGCAAATGTCAGTGTTCTGGTGCTGTTGACATAGGCGTTTGTGGTGCCGCTATTCCTTGAAATGGCGATGAATTGCCATGTGTTTAGGGGTATGCTTGCATCGGCCTGGATTAGGCGCTCCGTGCCGCCATAAGCGTTGAATGACAATCCAGATGAAGCGGCTCGCTTATGCACGGTAAATGCGCCGGTTGTTTGCGATTCCCAAATAATGTATTCGGTCGTTGGTGTGCTGGTGACATACATCCAAAACTCAACCGTAAAGTCGCCAAGCAAAAAGGCAAATTGCCAACCAGGGGCAAGCGGATATTTGATGTAACCCGTACCCACAAAAGCAATTGATCCGGTGCCATATTTACGCACCGATGTGCTGATGGATGCGGTGATTGTGTTCAGATTGCTGTTTTGCGAATAATCGTAAATTGCGGCATTGCTTCCCAACAAAAGCAATGTTGTGTTGGTCACTGGCGACAATGGCGCTGCTGGCGGCTGAAATGGACCGGTGTATAAATTGGTGCCCTTCGTCACTCGCACGCTTGTTTGGTAACCGGTGTAATATTGAACGCTTGCGGCATTCAGATACCCAACCCAATACGATGTTCCGGTCATCAGCGTTGCGCTGGTCAATGTTTGCGTCGATCCTTGTTGCACCCCATTGATAAATACGCGCACAGATGTGCCGGTTTTTGTTACGGCAACATGCGACCAAAAATATGGCATTAAAACGCCAATGCCAGATGTCACATTTAGGTCCCAAGTTGTTCCATTGACAGACATCAGCAAAAATATTGGAAACCCCGACTGGGCAGTAAAAGTGCCAAAACCTAAGCGTATTGCGGCAAAAAACGATGCGTTTACGTCCAATGAAATTATTGGACCGCCATTGGCATTTCCTTGAATTGTTGGGTATACCCAAGACTCAATTGTGAAATCGCTTGCGCCCATCTGTAAGCCAACATTGCTTGGCAAAGACAAATAATCGGTGCTTCCATTGAGATATATGCTCCCTGGCGCTGTTGTGGGGTTATACGCAACAAGCGCATTTGATTGAGCGGTATATCCAAATGGACTCCATGTGTGCGTTTGCGACAAGCCATTGACGGTTACAACGCCATTGCTTGATGAGTTATCCACAAAGGTGGGTGATTGGCAAGTCAACAAGGCCACGTAAGGCGTATTAAATGGATTTGCGCCCACCGACACACCCGTGGTTGTCAAAGTGGCTGCGGTGGCCGTGGCATCCACAAAAGACGATGATTGGGCCGTCAAAAGCGTCACGCTTCCCGTTGCAAATGGGTTGAACGGGGAAATGAATGTGCTGCCGACGTTGGTGAGCGCGTATGCGCTTGAACTGTTGTCAATAAATGTAGTTGATTGGCATGTCAACAATGCAACAACGCCCGTGAGGGTGGATGCCGCGCCAGCGCCAGTCGCGCCCACAGTTGTTGTAGTCAAAGGGGAGGTTGACGGCGTGAAATTGCCAGTAAACAAACCCTGACCTTTTGTGATTCTAAGATTAGAAATGTACCCAGGGAAATACAAAGATGACCCACCAGAAGCAGCGCCAATGACTGGGAACGCAAGGGTTCCGGCAGCGGAGTTTGTAAGTCCAGTTGTTGTTGTTGTCAATGTGCCATTGTTAAACACATATAGGGTTGTCCCAATCTTTGAAATTGCTACATGCGTCCATGCGTTGGTTGGAACAACGTCACTCGCCCCAGGTGTGTTGCCTTGGTTAAAAACTTGAAAGGCAATTTGATTTGTTGCGCCATTGAGATAAAGTTGATAGCTGTTAGCGCCGCCAGCCCAATTACAAAATATTAACTTTTGGGCGGCTGCCGTTGATGTGACGTATACCCACGCCTCAATTGTGTAGTCGCCCGTACCAAGGTTTACGCTAGTGCCCGCCGTAAAATATAAGGCTTGACTTGTGCCATTGAAATAGTTTCCATATGACGGTTGAGTCAAAGCGGCAATGTTTGTGCCTGCACTTTGAGTAAGCGCAAGTGGCGCTGCGGGGGGCGTAAATGTACCGGTGTATACAGCAACACCAAGCGTGGCTCGAAAGTTTGAAACATAGCCAACATATCCGGCGTTGCCGATTTGCCATGCGCCAACGGTATAAACCGTTGTTGTTGTCGCGCTGCCAACCGAAGAACCATTGACCCACATGGTCATCAAGTTGGCCGCATTCCTGGTGACGGCAATGTGATACCAGTTGCCAAGCGTTATGCCGGACAACAAAAAAGTTGAATTAAATATGTTTGCCGACCCAAACAAGTTTGGCGTAATTCGCGTGCCATCGTTGTATATGTTAAAGCCGCCAGCGCTTAGCACGCCAATCATTGGATTGGTTGTCGGGGCCGAAATAAAGTTTGTCCAATATTCAATTGTGAATTGGCCTGCCAGTGATGTCCACCCATTGGATGGAACTGTTGCATTTGTTGCGTTTAAATAATAGCTTGCCGTTGTTTGGGTAATGGCGGCAATGTTGGTGCCAGAACTTTGCGTGCTGGCCAAAGCGGTTGTTGGTGTTGTAAATGTCCCGGTGTATACCGCAAGACCTTTGGTGACCCGCACATTGCTTACCAGCCCAGTATTTGTACTTCCACCCGTTCTGCCTGCGCCGATATAAAAGGCTGTTGTTTGGTTGTAGTTGTCGGTAACCGCAGCAACGCTGGTTGCGTCCAAAGCGCCGTTTATATATAGCTTGACGTTTCCGGTGGCCGATCCATTTCGCACTGCCGCTATGTGGTACCAGGTATTGTATGTAAGCGTTGTTGCGCCGGTCAACGTAGTTGTTGTCATTGTCAGCGCAATTTTATTTGCGGCTGTAATAAGTATCTCAAAACCTGTAGATGTGCCGCCAAGCCCCACAATTCCTTGTAGGACCGCCGGTGTTCCCATAAAAAACCAGCACTCCCATGTAAAGTCGCCCGTGCCCATTTGCAATGCAGGGGTGTTTGGAAATGTAATATATGTGCTATAAAAAATACCCGAATACCCATTCGGGGCATATTCGCCATAATTTTTATATGGAGAAAATGGCGTTAAAAAACTATAACCATTTGTAACAAGACTAAACGCAGTATTACCGCCTTGCTTGGTTTGCTTAAATGGCGACTCATCAAGAAAATTTCCTTGCTGAAACATCAATAATTTTGTTGATGCATCGGGTACAAAATTTTGAGTGGGAAGATTGCCGCTAAAATTACCTGTATAAACCAACGAATTTCCGCGACTTATTCTTACATTTGAAAGATACCCAGTTGCCCCCATGCGATTGGCCTCTGTTCCCATAAAATGTGTTGGCTGGCCATTATGGCTATTGTGCGTAGACATATTTAACGCAGAAAAAGTTGTTCCTACGCCATTTATATATATAACAATAGTTGAGGATGTTGGGGTTGTGGCGTCAATTGTTACAGCAATATGATTCCATGAGTTTTGATTTATTGTTGCCGTAGTAACGGATGGAGTGGTTGGCGTGGTGCCGGAAGCATAAAATTCCACCGTCAAGGCGCTTGTTGCTGTTGTTGCTACTAATCCCACATACCACATTGAAGCATAAGCTGTTGTGGACGAATCCCCAATAACTAATTGCTCCCAATTGACGGAACCCAGAGTTGCAGAAGTTACATATATCCAAAACTCGATTGTAGATTTTGGACCCCAGACCGTATCTCCCCAACCATTGCAATAATTGTTTGTTGGCGTAGTAACATACCCGACGTTTGTTCTGGTGGCGTCAGTATTGTTGCCATACAAGCTGTAGTTGTAATTATTTGGGCCAAACGATCCTTGCGCCGGGGTGCCAGCTCGCGTAATTGTTAAAGCGCCCGTGCTGGAATCAATGATCGTGTTATTTAATGAACCATTTGTCCCGTCAGCGTGGATAAGTTGAGTGACGTAATTAAATTGAGCATCATTGCCCGCGATTTGTCCACCACCAGTTTTTGAAGCAGCACTAAACATTAGTAATTCAACCCAAATGATTGGCCATAAGTGTATGTGCCATCTTGAAAGAACGTGAAAATATCATATTTCCCGTTGGCGTTTGTTGAAGTTGGCGTAGTGCCGCTTGGCCATTTTATAGTTGATCCACCGGTCCAAGTGAGGGTGTATGACCCACTGTAGGTGATGATGATGACAAACGACTTGCCTGTCACCGATGACGGCAGGGTGATGGTGCCATTGGCATTCAGCGAAAACTGTTGCACCGTGCCGTTGGCCAAGTCAACCGTGAATGCGGACCCGGCAGCAGGGGCATACCGTGTTTCAACGTAGTTGGTGACCGTAGGGTTGGTCAGCGTCTTGTTGGTAAAAGTCTCAGTGCCCGTTAGGGTGGCCAAGGTGCCGGTGGTCGGAAAGGTGACCGCCGTGACACCAGTGATCGTGAATGTGCTGGCAAAGTTGCCGCTGATGGCAATGGTGCTGGCGGCGTTGTTGACCACGCCCGTGCCGCCCAAGGCGGGGGAAATGGGGGATGTGATGCTGAATGTTTGGCCGGTGAGGGTCAGGCCCGTGCCAGCCACATACACCTGGGAGGTGCTGAATTGCGAGAACGTGATGGCCGTGGTGCCAAAGGTGATCGTCCCAACGGTGGTGACGATGTACGAATTTCCCTTGTTGACCGTGCCGTTTTGCGTAAAGAAATAGTCGTTTTGGCTGAGTTGGTTAACACCGGGGCCGTAGGTGTCGGCATCAGTGGCGCGGGTCAATACCGTGCCGCCCGTGGCCCATGTGTACACGCCGTTGTTAGCCTGCGTGGCCTCATCTTTGACCAGAATTCGGTTGGTGTTGGCCAGCGTATAACCATCCAAAACCGTCAAAGCCACCGAAAGGGTCAAGGTAGCGCCCACACCGGCAGTGCCGTTGTTGTAAGTCACCGTGCCGCCAGTTATGGAGGCCAAGGTGCCCGTGGTGGTGGCTTGCACCGGGCTGTGATAAGCGATGCCGGTTGAAACTAGACCATCAACATAGGTTTTGTTGGTGATTTCGTTGCCCGTGGTTGGCGCAGTGGTAATCGTGCCGGTGGTGAGCGCAATTGAGGTGATGTCGGTGTTGGCACCAGATTTTGCGGCAGACAAATTTGAACGCGCTGCGGACGCTGTTGAGCCGCCCGTGCCACCATCTACAACGGCCAAAGGGCTTGTGGCATTGGCTTTGGTCGCAATGACCTGAATGGCCCCCAAATAGTCCTTGTAGAACAGCTTGCCGTCATAGATGTTGATGGCCAACTCGCCATTTGCCATGTTTGCGGCCAGCGGCACGTTGGTGGTGGTCGCTGAGTAGTAAAGCTGGATCGGTGTGTAATTTGTTTGGGCCATGATTTACCTCAAGTTGGACCGTATTTTCCCTTGTATTCGGGCGATTGGTCATCAACCCCATCCAAATTTACGTCTGGTCGGGGGAAGCGCAAATTGATGCGCTCGGTTTTGCGTGCTGGGAGGCGATATGGGTCAAATTGGTCCATGCAACCCTGGTCGCACACGCGCAAACCGGGAAAGTTTGGGTCCGACATCAACGAAATGAAGGTGCGCTTCATCTTGCATCGGTCGCATACCGCGATGGCGATGGAAGCTAAGCCTTCGGTGTCGAGGAATTTGGGCATTACCGGGTGTACACGCTGATGTTGGGGGCAAAGTAGATCGGCGACTTGTCGCGCTCTTCGTTCTCGGCCTCTTGCAAGAACATTGCAGCCATTTTCTCGAGGTAGTTGGTGCGGTCCATGGGCACGGCAGGCAACTCCAGGCTCATGCGGTGAGCTAGGTTCATCAGAACCGCCTCATACCAGCGTTGGGGCACTTCAAGCTCGTTGGTCAGGGCACCGACATCCATGATCTGGCGTGAGCGCCAAATGACCGCCTGTACAAAGTTGGTGTCGGGCGTTGGCCAAAGGTACATTGAGGGCCGAGGAATAGTTCGATCAAACCAAAACTGGTAGGGCTGGTTGGCCGTGAAGTTTTTGTTTGGCAGGTTGGTGTAGTCGTCGCGGTTGAGGCGCGACATTTGAATCTCGCGGCT